CACTTCCTTGCAGGAAAAGTTTAATAACAGGCTTAGACTTTTGCCAAAAGCATTTCTTGTTGTGCTTGCAAAAGTTTTAGCTGCTATTTATATAATTCCGTTCAAGCTGTGCGGATGGTTTTTGCTCCAGATTTTCCCGGACACTGCAAGCTACAGCAAAGTGAATGTTTTAGGGCATACAATACGTCCCCTGGTTAAACTTGGCGACCAGTTCGGAGTTCAACGCCCGATGGAAGGCAAGGCGTGGCAGGGCGTTATAATTGTTAAAAGACTTGCTGAAAACAAAGTTATTGCGCTTGGCACTCAATTAAAAAGCGATATTACAGGATTTATTTATTGTGTTTCTGAAAGCGTGGAACTTGACGAAGACGAAAAGCGGGTTGAAGTTTATTGCGCCGAAAACGGAATTGACGGAAACCTTGCGGACGGCGATATTCTTACTTTTGTAAATCCGATTGATTACGCAGAAAAGAACGCAGAAGTTGCAGAAACAACGGTAGCAGGCACAGACGATGAAACCGAAGAAAGCTACAGGCGGCGCGTTGTGAACAGATACAGCACACAGCCACAGGGCGGAGCTTTGGCAGACTACAGAATCTGGGCTTACGATGTTGCGGGCGTTTTACAGACATATCCGTATAATGACGAAAATTCACCGGGCGGCGTAATTATTTATGTTGCTGGAACTACAGATTTATACCCTACGCGCGTGCCAGATTCTGCGCTTTTAATTGCGGTTGGCAAAGCGTGTACTTACGACCCGGACACAGGAGCTGCGAACAGAAAACCATTAACAGCTATTCTGGATCCGCAAGGAAATGAAACCTACCAGAATGTCAAAGCCGTTCATATCACGCATTTTAATGTGTATGTAACAGGGCTTACAGGCGTTACAGCTCAAGATTTTGGCGAATCGCTTAAATCGGAGCTGGAGACTTATTTTAACAACAGAGAGCCTTATATCAGAGGTTTAAGCAATGACAATAACCGCACAGATTCCATTTTGCGCAATTCTCTTATTGCAACAGTAAACAGCATTGCTTTAAGCATGAAAGCAACTTTTGACACTGTAACAATGAATACAAGCGGCCCTGTGATAGCTGAATACACGCTTGGAAAAGGCGAGCTTGCAGCATTAGGCGGCCTTCATATAAACGGGGTGATTTATGAGGGCTAGTTTTTTAGATGCAATAAAACACCTTCTTCCTAGCGGCCCTGCATGGAACATCACAAACAAAACCGATTTGCGGCGGTTGTTTGAAGCCATTGCGGTTTTGCCGGAAGAACTGCGTACAGAAATTGAAAATGTTTACATGGACTATTTTGCTGATTCTACGCGCGAGCTGAAGAAGTGGGAAGGTGTTTTTACTGTAATTTTTACAAAAGCGGAATTAGAGCAGCGCAGGAAAGTTTTATCTTTGCTTTGGAGCATGAACCAGGGCGGTCAGAGCAAAGATTTTTTACAATCGGTTTTGCAGGGGATTTTCCCGGAAATCATTGTAGAGGAAAATATTCCGTGCGCAAATCCTAGACAGGCGAACATTGCCTATCTTTGTGTTTGTGATAACTCGGTTATGGTTTGCGGAAACACTAAAGCCTGCTGCGATTACCGTGAAGGCGATGAAACTTTTATTCCGTCTGTTCTGCGCAACGATACTGCAAGCCCGTATTCAATCCCGAATGATGCGGATTACTGGGCGTTCTGTTTTTATGTATGCAAAAAGGTTGTAAGAAATTCGCGCAATGAAATTCTTTATATCGAAAAGCTGAAAATTCCAATTCTTTATAAAAACTATATTGAATATCTGATTCTGCGCATCAAGCCTGTGCATACTGTTGCGGTAATGGCGGTGGAATGGATAGAGGAGCAAAACAATGATTAAAATTGACGGCAATTACACAGACTTTAGGGATGACACAGATGAAAAATATCCTTATGGAAAAGCCGTTGCTGCAAGCACACCGAACAGCACGGACGGCACGCCGTGGCGCGTTACGCTGTTCAACGATTTGCACGGAGCAAGGCAGGCGATTTTCAAAAAGGCATTTAGCGGAACAGATCGCACACCCTCCAATCAGCCGGATAATATCGAAAATTCAGATTTGCTGGACGCGATTTTAAAAATCATAAGCGATGCTTTTTCTTCCAGGCTTTTTAGTGTGGAAATATCCGGCACGGACGCTGTCATTCCGTGGGCTGATATTGGCACTGTGTACGATGCAGAAAAGAGTTATGCGGCAATTGTTACACCAGCTGGAAACTACGAAGAATTCTTGCCGTTTGGAACTGAATGTAAATCAGACGGCCTGCACATTTACCCCCGCCGTCTGATTAACGGAAAAATCATTGCTGGAACCAGACACAAAAAATGGGGAACAAGAAAATGGGGGGACGGAAAATGGAATGACTATGATTCAATGAAAGTAAACTTGCAGTTTGCGGAAGTTGAGTCATAAAAAAAATAATAAAATTGCGGCTTGCCGCAAAAGGAGTTTAAGCATGGTAGGAATACCTAAGGAGTGCCAGACCAAAAAGGACTGGCAAAACGCCGTTGATTATGCGGTCAGGCATAACACGGGCAAAACAGAATTGCACAGCCGTCTGCGGCATCTGCGCGATGACCACTACATGAATGTCTTGAAAGAAGAAAGCAAAGAAAAGCCTGTTGAGGAGCAGACGGCGGATGATTATGAGAGCATGGACAATCCGGCTAGTGAAAAATACAGGCTTGGAATCACAGACGAGGAGATTGAAAAAATGATGGAGGCTTTAAGATGAGTTTGACTTTGTACAGAGATTTGGTGGACGACTGTTCAGTTGCCTGCATTCCAGAAAGCGGAAACGTGAAGTCCGTAAAAGCCGCTTTTCTGGAAAAGCAGAACCCTTTTGAATACGATGCGGACATCTTGAAGTTTGCTGAAGGTGTAGGAATTCCAATCTGGAACGGTGAAACATGGATTCAGACAATTAACCGTGAAGAATTCACTTTTGACCCCGCAGGCTTGCTTGACACAGGCAACGAGCTTGAATTTGGCGTTGATTACTGGGTTTATATCTGTCTGGACGGCACAAACCCGGAAATCGTTGTTTCTAAAAACGGAACTTTCCCGGACGGTTCAACAGCTGCTACTTCCCGCAAAATCGGGCATTTTTATTATGGCTCTATCCGCAAAGTTTCAAATGACGGCCTGTGGATTCCTGTCGATTCAGCAGGAAACAAATTCGGCTCAAGCGGCACAAAATGGCAGGACAATGTGACAGAGGGCATTGTTCCTAACTCGATTTGGGATTTGAAGCATAAGCCTAAAATTTCACATCCTGGACTTGTCGAGGTGAACGGCGTTTGGATGGGCGCATTCCAGGCAAGCGCAGAAGAAGCCTTTTCCTTTATGGACAACGCAAACGGCTTGCATATAAAGAGCGGAAAACTCGCCACAAAATACGGCGCAATTCCTGTTACTGAAAGCGAAGGAATGAACCAGTTTACATTCAATGAGATTGCGCACAAGCAGGGCTTGCGTTTGCCGCGTTATACTGAATGGCTTGCCGGAGCTTTCGGAAGCCCACAGGGTGAAGACGGTTCAAATAACTATGGCTGGACTAAAACAACCAATACAGGCAGAACTTATACAGGCGCAGGCGTAAACACTTCAACAGGCAAGCGCGATACTGCAAACGGTGTTAAGCCTTATGCAATAAGCGCGTACAATTTGCACGATTGCGCCGGAAATGTTGCAGAATGGACTTCTGATTATTCAATCAGACAGGATTCTACATCTTGGAACTGGCAGGATGCTTTAGGTTCCGGCATGGGCCAGGCATATTTGCCGTTTGCTTACGGTTTGTCTGCGCTGGTTTGCGGCAGCGGCTGGAACAGCGGTGTTCACTGCGGCCCTCGCGCTGTGGGCGCGGACGGCTTCCCGTGGGACGTCAACTCGTACATCGGGGCGCGGCTTGCCTGCGACGGAGCAAATGCGTAGCATTTGCGAACGTTCTGTTTCCTGTTTATCTGAATATCTGGTTTTGCCGTTCGCCGTTGGCGAACTGACTGTTTTACAAAAGGTGAATTATGACGAAATACCCTGCCGGGAGTGTGTGGAATCTGTTGCTTTTTCAGAAATTCTACGATTTTGATGTGTACTTTGAGCCGGTTATAGAACGTTTTCCAGCGTTTGAAAAATCGGCTTGGTGCGCACAAATTAAAAACACTTTGATAGACACGATAAAACTGATTTTGATAACAAACAAAGCCCGTGACAAAATGCCGGGTTGGTATAAAGTAGACACCAATTTGGAGCTGCTTAAAATCTATATCCGGCGTATGCGTCAAAAGAAATATCTCTCAACCCGAACTTATGAAACGGCAGTAAAGCGTCTTGCAGAGATAGGTAAGATTCTAGGCGGTCTTATCAAGGGCGTTAATAACAACGCCTGTAAAAATTAACATTTTTTTACGAAAAGGCAGCTGAAACAAAATTGGCATATTTGCCGTTTGCAAACGGTTTGTCTGCGCTGATTTGCGGCAGCAGCTGGAACAACGGTGTTCACTGCGGCCCTCGCACTGTGAACGCGAACAACTACCCGTGGAACGTCAACACGAACATCGGGGCGCGGCTTGCCTGTGAGGAAAAACCTTGCGGTTTTTCTACGGGTTTTGCGCTGCAAAACCCGCGGAATTACCCGGCTAAAAAAAAGCACGTGCCGCAGATTACGGTCTCGGCACGGTGGCGCATTGCAAGGTTTTGCGTCAGTTCGGCTGCCTTTGCACGGCATTTG